AGAGCAACAAATCCAGCATGGTGGTATAGAGATTTAGAACAAAATAATTTTGAATATCCACCATTAAATCCACAAGCAAATGTATGTATTCCATTTCAAAATAATTTAAGTTCAAGAATTTTAGAAAAAGACTACTTCACTCCAAAGAGGGATTGTGTTTTAGACCAGACAAAAAATATGTTGCCAACAAGTTATAATCTAATTAGAGGTAATTATGTAGGTGGTCCTACAAGTTGTGTTCAGACAAATTCATGCCAAAGTATTAATTAAAATTAATTAAATTGGCATTTAGATTATTATATATGAATTAAAATATAATACTCTATATATATAAATATGGAAATAGCAGTCCCTTTAATAGCATTAGGTGGTATGTATGTAATATCAAATCAAAAAAACGAAGATTGTACTAAAAAAGAAATCAGAAAAATGACACAAGAAAATTTTGTAAATATGGGGATTAAAACAAATCTAGCTACAAGAGATAGTGAGAGATTTGGTAATTATTTACCAAATACGAATATTCCTCCACAAAATTTCCCTGTATTGAATATAAATCAATCAGTTGATACAACGCAAAATTACCCAAATCCAAATTCAGCTACAGATAAGTATTTTAATCAAAATTTATATCAACAAAAAGAGAGAAAAGGTGTAGATGTGGGAAAAAATCCACAAGAAATTTTTTCTCTTACAGGTAACTACTTAAAATCCGAACAATTTAAACATAATAATATGATGCCTTTTAATGGTGGTAAAGTTAAAGGTCGTACTTATGATATGAATATTACAGAATCTGTTTTAGACAATATGATAGGTTCAGGCTCTCAAACTATTAAGAAAATTGAGCAAGCACCTTTATTTAAACCGGAAGAAAATATGCAATGGGCTTATGGTATGCCAAACCAAAGTGATTTTTATCAATCTCGTGTAAATCCTGGAATGAAAAATAATAATGTTAAACCATTTGACACTGTTATGGTTGGTCCAGGTTTAAATCAAGGTTATAGTATTAATGGAAGCGGTGGATATAACTCAGGAATGGAAGCAAGAGATAAATGGTTACCTAAATCTGTTGATGAATTAAGAGTTGATACTAATCCAAAATTAGAATATCAATTATTGGGTCACGAAGGTCCTGCTGACTCAATTATAAAAACAGCGGCTACAACTCAAATGTTGGGTCGTGTTGAAAAACAAAGACCAGATACTTTTTTTATTAATACTCAAGATCGTTGGTTTACAACTACTGGAGCATCTAAAGGAGAAACGTTAAGACCAATTCAAGAGATGGGTATCGTAAGAAGAAATGATATTCCCATTGATTATATGGGTCCAGCAGGTGCTATTGATGTAAAAGCTGCCACCGCTCCACAAAACTTTGAACCATCAAAACGTCATGAAGTATTAGAAGGCAGCGTTAATCATGGAACAGCTGTTGGAAGAGGTGACCATACTGATAAAGAAGGATTTTTACGTAGTCATACAAATTATGAAAATCATCGTTCGACAGTTAGACAACCAGATACAATGAGAAGCGGATTTAGTGGAGCTATTGGTGCTGTTATTGCTCCTTTAATGGATATTTTAAAACCAACTCGAAAAGATGAAACCATTAATAATGTTAGAGTTTATGGTGAAGGCGCAAGTTCAATATCGAAAGGACCAGTTTATAATCCACTAGAATCCACACCAACTACAATTAAGGAAACTACATTACATAGTTTGAATTTCAATATTAATAACCAAACCGATGGTATTTATGTAAATAATTATTCTTCTCCTGACTTGACACAAAGAGATACTACAAGTTGTGAATATTTTACAGCTGCTGGTGGTTATGCTACTGGTTATGGTGATATGAATTATGATGCCGCATATAGACAACATAATAATGATATTAAATCTCAAACTATTTATAACAGACCTAATCAAGGTGGAACCCAAATATTTAATCAACAAATGAATATTCATTGTAGAGATGATTGTGATAGATTTTCAGGTAGAGTTAATCCAGCTTACTCTAATTTAAGTTCTTTACCTCCATCTACTCAAACTTATGGTGCTATTCGTGCTCCGCAATATTATAATGAATGTTATGGTTGTGATAGAATTAACCCTGATATTTTAACAGCATTTAAAAATAATCCATATACACAATCACTAACTAGCTCTGTATAATTTAATAATTTTTATAAATTATTCGTAAATTAATTTATAAAAATGCTTAAAGTGTTTGTATTTAATATAATGATGAAACCAATTTCTTATCCTAAATGTGTTCGCTCTTTTTTTGAATGTTATCAATCTAATAAGAATCTAACAAATAAATATGTCAATAAATTATCAAGAGTAATACCTTTTGATGTCACATTGAGAGATGGTTTACAAGGATTAAATTCTGATGAACAAAAAATATATACTACTAATTTTAAACAAAAAATATACAAAGAAATAATTGAAAAATATAACCCTAGAAATATTGAAATAGGTTCATGTGTTAATACAAAAATATTACCTATTTTTAAAGATACTGAAGAGTTATTAAATTCTATTAAGGATAATAAAAATAAATATATTTTAGTTCCTAATCAGGAACAATTAATGAATGCTCTTAAATTTGGAGCAACAAATTTCTCATTTATTACTTCAGTTTCAAATAGTTTTCAACTAAAAAATACAAAAATGACAAAACAAAAAAATCTAAATAATTTAAATGATATGATACATTACTTAGATGATTATATAGATAATACCAATTTTATAGAAGAATATAAAAATTTTAATATTAAATTATATGTATCATGTATTAATGAATGTCCAATTGAAGGAAAAATTTCAATTAATAACATAGTAGAAGAGTTATATAATCTAAGTAGTAATAAATTTGATAAAATATGTTTATCAGATACATGTGGAAGTTTAACACATAGAGAATTTGATGAGATTATTGGTAGGCTTTATAAAATGGGTATTGATATAACAAAATTTACATTACATCTTCATGTTAAACAAGAAAGAGAAGATGAAGTAGAAAAAATAGTTCATACTGCTATAGATTATGGGGTAGAAGAGTTTGATGTATCTGATTTAAAAACAGGTGGTTGTTCTATCACAATAGATAAAAATAATTTGGCACCAAATATGAGTTATGAACAATTTTACAAATATCTTACAAATTACTTAATTAAATAAATAAATACGTTCTATTTAAATATAAAAACACTTCGTAAAATATAGTAACTTAATGTCATTAAATATTCATCAAACTATAAAAGAAAAATTAAATTACTTTCATGAAATACACAAAATTCCGAATATTCTATTTCATGGTCCAACAGGTTCTGGTAAACGTACTATTGTAAATGAATTTGTCCATAAAATTTATGACAATGATAAAGAGAAAATAAAATCTTTTGTTATGTATGTAAATTGTTCACATGGTAAAGGTATTAAATTTATAAGAGAAGAATTAAAATTTTTTGCTAAGACCCATATAAATTCAAATGGGGGTAATAATTTTAAGAGTATTATATTACTAAACGCGGATAAATTAACAATGGATGCTCAATCAGCATTAAGAAGATGTATAGAATTATTTAGTCATAACACTAGATTTTTTATTGTAGCAGAGGATAAATATAATTTAATGAAACCAATTTTATCAAGATTTTGTGAAATATATGTTTCCGAACCAGTTATTAATTCTCAACCAGTAAATCTTTATAAATATAATTTGAATCAAGTCTTTAATATGAAAGATATAAAAACACAAAAATTAGATTTACTAAAAAAAGAGCTTAACAAATCAATTACAAAAAAAATTTCAATTGAAAATTTAATGTTGTTATCTACTAAACTATATGAAAAAAGTTATAGCTCATTAGATATTTTACATTTATTAGAAAACCCCAAATTTTTAGATAATATAATTAATACAGAAAAAAGATATGAACTATTGATTTGTTTTAATCGTATAAGGAGTGAATTTAGAAATGAAAAACTTTTAATGTTGTTTATATTGAATTTTATTTTTTTAAGTTCAGAATTATGTTTAGAAAATATAAGTTTTATGTAAATGGACGACTTTAATGTAAGTGCGCTTCACGAATCTAGAAATGAATGGGGAGCTAGATTAGTTACTCTATTAACACCTTTAGTAATTGATGGATATAAATCTATACTTGAAGAATCTATTAAACTTTGTAAAGATAATAATGAAATGGATAAATATTTAATGACCTTTCAAAATTTAATATCTCGAATTCCAAAGTGGAATCAACAGATAGTGGAAAATGAGAGAAAAAGAATATGTGAAAAATCAGCATGTAATTATTTAGAAGATTTAGTAACATGTGTTCATATTATTCAGTTGAAAGTTTTAACTGCTATGAGAGTAGGTCAGAAACAAAAAAAAATTGATATAAATGTTCCAAAATTAGACGATTTTATTCATAAAGTTTATATTAATGTAGCAAGAAAAGTGTATAAGAATGTATATTTATTTCAAGTAGGTATTGAACCATTACAAATTCAAAAAAATTATAGAGAATTAGAAATAATTATTCAAGAATGTATATTAAATACATTGAGAGAAAGTATCCCTGTTGAAGCTATATTAAAAGCTTATATGGATGAATCTGTTGAAGAAGATGTTATTGAAGAGGTTAAAGAAGAAGTTACTCACGAACCTATAATTGCTCCTGTAGAAGCCAAAGAAATTTCTCCTATTGTAGAAGAAGCCCAAAAAAGTGGTGTTACTTTTAATGATATTGATTATATTCAAACTGATAATGGAGTATCACAAGTTACCGCACCAAAAAGTATAGATAGATTGGAAGAAATTAGTGTAATTAGAAATGAACAAAGAAAAAGAGAAGCTGATGATGATGATGATAATGTAAAATTAACAATTTCAGATCAAAGTTTTAATCTAGATAATTTAGATATTCATAATATTGAAGAACCTAAATTAGATTTACTACCAGATTTATTAATAGATGAAATTGAAATTTTAGAGTAATTTGCGTAAAATTAATAATAAGATTGTTCTTGATTAAATTAATAAATGACAAATATATTTGTATTAGCTGCTATTATATCAATTGTATTTTTATTAGCAAAATTTTTGGAAATGAGATATATTGAAAAAGAGAGTAAACCTTTAAAGCTTTTAATACGTGATTCTTTTTTAGTTTATTTTAGTGTAATAATTGCTAATTTTGTAATAGACCAAATAAATCCTGTAATAAAAGGTGGAACATCTACAAAAATAACACCAGTTTTTACAGATAATCCCGGATTTTAAATAAATAAAATATATATAAATAAAATATATAAATGAAATATATTTTATTCTTTCTCTCTATTTTGTCTGTGAAAATAGGTATAAATGCGTATAATTCAACATCGAGTTGTTATTGTACAACAGTTCCATGTCCCGTAGAAGGTAAAAATTTGTTAACAATTGGAGGTGGAACAACAGGCACATATTATTATACTTTACATAATAATATACCTGTGATATCGTCAGCAGATATTCGTATATCAATAACAAATATTAATAAGGGAACTGACACAACAACATGTACCCAAAATTATGCGCGTTCATTAGACGATGATGGTATTCAAGATTGTGACGCTGGTCATATTTTAGCAAATCATTTAGGTGGTCCAGGAAATCAACCAATAAATATTTTTCCTCAAGATTTAAGTGTAAATAGAGGAGCATATGCTCAATATGAAGATACTATTTATACATGTATAACAACAAAAGGTGTGGATTATGCTGATTTAGCATGGATATTCACTTATTCATCAAATACAAAAACAAAACCTATAAATGTTAAATATGATGTAAGTTACACTGGTGGAACATGCTCATCAACTTCAAAAACATTTACTAACTAACGACCGGTCCAAACTTTGACTACAATTCTTGGTATAGTGCCTTTTTTTAAGTTTACCATATACTCGTCATAAGAATAACCCCATTTTTGATATTTCATGATGTCACCAAATAAGGATTTTTGGTTTAATAATTTTGGAGATTCTGAGAAAAAAATAGTGCCAAATATTCTCTCTAAACAACATCTATCTGCTCTACATGTTACTGCTGATATTAAATTTGTTATTCCATATTTAATTTCTATTTGTTCAAGAAATCCTAAGTTTATATAACTTTGAACACCAAAACATCCATACCATTTATCAGTATTCATTCCAAGAACACTGAATTCCTTTGAAACTTTATTATCTATTAAAATATTGTTTTTCAAATATTTCGAAATTCTTTTTGTATTATCAACATTTTCTTTATCTGAATGAAAAAACCATAAAGGCAACACATTTATACCATTAAAACTTTCAAAGTTAATTCGTTTATGAAAAAATACACTATCGTGAATAATTATAGCATTATCAAAAAATCTATGCTTTAAAAAATAATAATATGGTAACAATTCACCTCTTCCTGGAAATTCTGATTGAATAATCTCTACATTTCTATAATTAAACTCTGAACTAACATATTCATAATTACTATTATCATCAATAATCACAATTTTTCTCAAAGGATATAAAGTTCTAATCAATTTTACACAATGATTCCAATAGTTATTAGTTTTAACAGAATTAACATGTCTAGTTATAATAAATCCAAATTTATTATCCATAATATATATTAATATAATCTATTATGGATATTCAAAAAAATAATTCTAAATATGTGATGGAATTAAATCTATATTAATAACGTCATCCATATTCTTAATATCACCATTAAATTTAAAATTATCAAATTCAATACGTTCCAATTGAGCTTGAGGGGTATGATTATGAACACATCTTGCTATCATTTTATATAATTTAAACTCTGGATATCTCTCTACACCATTATTTTTATAAAGCATATTAATCCCTTTATCATCTAAACACCATTCAAAAATTAAGCGTTTGATAGGGTCTTCAATTTTACTTAAATCCTTCATTTCTTCAAAATCATCAATAACATAATCAAAAATTGAACATGCTAATCTACATAAATCAAAACTATAATTAGGTTCTAATCTAGGTTTCTTGTCATTAAAATATGGTTCTGTATTATATTGTGTTGCAGCATCTCCTCCAGTTTGGAAACTATCGCTACAAAATACTTTTCCATCAAATTTAAAAATACTTCTACCAAAGTCTATTATTTTAAATATTCTTCCAAATGTTGGAACTTTATAATAGTTCTTTTTATAACAATAATACAAATATTTTTTGTCAGTTTTATTATACATTACATTATTTGTATGTAAATCATTATGTGTAAAATTAAATGCTTTTTGATATGTTATAAGAGTCATTATTATTTGCATAAATGCTGAATACCATTCTTCGTTAGTTAATTCATTATTTAAAATTAAATCATCAAATGTATTTTCACAATATTCCATTCCAATAACCTGAACAGGAAATTTTGGTATAAATACATTTATTTTCTCTTCTTCTTCTTCATATTCTTCATCTTCTTCTTCATCTTCTTCTTCATCTTCTTCATTATTATTTTCGTGTAAACTATTATTACTATTTTTCTCAGAACTTGAATCAAATACCTCACCATCTTGGTCACAATTTTCACAATCATCATCTAAATCTCCATCATTTGTATGTGATGAACGTGATGAACATGTTGAATTAGATTTTAAAGTTACCTGATGTTCGGTTATCAATGATACATTTGTTATATCAACTAAATCTAATGATAAGTCTTTTAATTCATTTAAATCAATTGAATTATCACCTTCATCAAAAACATCATTAAACATTTCATTATCAACTGATTTTAAAGAATTTAAACTAATATTATTACCAATAGTTAATGGTTTTAATTTTGTTTGTTCTTGTTGAAACAAATGTTCATAGTCATCTACTTTAAATAATATATTTTTGTTTTTATTAAAAAAATCAGAATTATTCAAATAATCAATATCATCAAAAACATTTATTTTAAATTCATTTTTAATAGCTAAGAAGGAACCATAATATTCAACTCCATGTGTAAATCTATATGTGTTTCTTAATTGACTTGATAAAAATAAGAATAACCCATCAACATAAGCTGAGTTATTAACATCAATAAATTTAGAATTACAATCTTCTATATTTGAATTTAATTTTGGTAAATTAAACAGATTTGGATTTGTAATATCATATTTACCAATCATGTATTTATATGGGTCTAATAAAGGAGCCATTTTAAAGAATACTTCTCTATCTTTTACCTTATTAGTATCTATATTTTTTACTCTACACATAAAAAGATTATCGTTGTCTTCGATATTATCGTCGAGATTTATATTTGATATAAACCATTTATTATTTAGATTAATACTATTGTAATTTGTATCATTTAAGGTAAAAAATCTTGTATAAATTGGTATATAATTTTGAGTTTTAGAGAGAAAAAGGGATGTTGGTTCTTCAAAACGTTTAAATAGTTCAATATTTTTCCTTTTTTGATAATTGATATTTATCATCTTTAGTGAATTAAAATATAAATTTAATTTATTTTTAACTAATTATTTGAAAATATATTTTATATTTCTAAAAGCTCCTGTATAATCGATTAATTAATTCGTTTAGTTTAGGAAAAAATCTAATAACGTTTAATTTGTATTATATTTTCTTTTTTAAATATTATAGAAATGAGTCTAGAACTTAAAAAATTTGATATGAAAAGTATACAATTTAAAGCAACTGAAAATAAAGGTCCTGTTGTAGTCTTAATTGGTAAACGTGATACAGGTAAATCTTTTTTAGTTAGAGATTTATTATATTACCAACAAGAAATTCCTATTGGAACTGTTATTTCAGGAACAGAAGAAGGTAACGGATTTTATGGTAAAATGGTTCCTAAATTATTTATTCATAATGAATACAATTCAGCTATTATTGAAAACATATTAAAACGCCAAAGAACTGTATTAAATCAAGTAAAAAAGGAAATAGAAATGTATAAAAGATCATCAATTGACCCAAGAGCATTTGTTATTTTAGATGATTGTTTATATGATAATACATGGTCGCGTGATAAATTGATGCGATTACTTTTCATGAATGGAAGACACTGGAAGGTTATGTTAGTAATAACAATGCAATATCCATTAGGTATTCCTCCAACACTAAGAACTAATATTGATTATGTTTTCATTCTTCGAGAGAATTATATAGCAAATAGAAAACGAATATATGATAATTATGCTGGAATGTTTCCAACATTTGAGTCCTTCTGTCAAGTTATGGACCAGTGTACCGAAAATTACGAATGTCTTGTTATTAATAATAATTCTAAATCTAATAAATTACAAGACCAAGTTTTTTGGTATAAAGCTGATAATCACAATGATTTCCGTCTTGGGTCTAAAGAATTCTGGGAATTATCTAAAGGATTGCCTGACGAACAACAAGAAGAACAATATGACCCAAGTAAGAGTAAAAAGAGAGGTGCAGGACCCAAAATTAGTGTAAAAAAAACAACTAAATGGTAAATAATATTTTTAAATTTATAATATTATTTGCTTTAACAATCATCAAATGAAATTGTTACAGGATATTTTATATAACAATAATCCCTCCAATTTGTATTAGAATTA